GCCAAAATGATTTGATGATTCCTGTATTCTAATTTTCTGTTTGCTCATGTTCCACCTCTATATCAAATTCGCCCACAAAGGCAAGTAACCAAACCGCTGGGGCATCAATGCCAGTACCGCGCATAATACGAATCTTTTCGGGGCCTTTATACTTAATACCCTCAATCTCACTCGCTAATGATGCATTAAATGGTATCTGACGTTTAACACAGTAGTCCTTAAATACTGACCGAACTATATACAATCGCTTGCAATCAGGTTCAAATCTACCGACTACCCGAATGGTAGGGTTAAATATCGGTGCCTGTGGTAGCCCACTACGTATGTCCTTCGTGCCATTGATTTGCAGTATGGCTCCTTTGTTTTCACTAAGGAACTCGCCTAAAACACTACCGAAATCCATAAGCTCATCAGTTGCTTCTTGGCGTTTACCTTCTGCAAGTTCCATTAATAGGGTAAACAACGTTTCAATATCCCAGTTAATAATGCCTAGTTGACGTGCAATAAGACCGCCAGTAATCATGGCACTAAATGCGGCTATCCACATGCGCTCTTTTGATTTACTTTTTAGGCGCTTATTTATCCGCATTTTAACTTTCTCCAATATCCCCAACACAACAGGTAGCTCAGAGACAAGCGATTTTATATACATGTCACCAGCATGTCCGTAGTTTTCACCTAGTAATTTTTCTAGTGATTGTGCATAGTCAGGGTCAAGTTCTTCGGGCTTATAAATATCAATCTCAAATATCCGCATAAGCTCACCATCGGCAGTGGCTTTATTTACTGTCAATTTGTCTGACAATGATGCGTTCGTTGATGACAGCCCTATCGTAGACCAAAACGTGTTATTGACACGTAGCTTATTAGCGCCACTCTCCATGCGGTTCTTACCACGACCTTCTGAAAACCCATAGGCTAAATCAGAAACATCAATCGAAATCATATTAGTAATCTCATCCATGCAAGCAGGAAGATTGCATAACACCCCAATCTGATGGGTTCTAGCCGCTATGGTATCTGCTTTACGCATCATAATTCTTGATGTATCGCCGTATACTGAGTTTACCCAGTGCTGAACTAACGTCTTTCCAGTACCTGAATCTTTATTGATGCAGTTAAATAACAACCCATGCTGACCAGTAAACTTCATTAAGGGCGCACCAAATGCAACCAGTGCCGCTAATTGGTGGCGTTCCCATCCCGGACGAGCTAACGTATCGCCTACTGTTTTCCACGTCTCGTAACTACCTTTTGGGGACATATACGGTGCTAGTGCTGATGTAGCTACTGATGGTGGGCTATACCGCTCGCCTGTTGCAGAAATCTCACGGTTACCTAAGATAAATATTTTGTTATCGTCAGCCCAACCAAATTGCTGACGCGATAGTTCTAGCTTCATGTGTTTTTGTAGCGCATCGTTCGCGGTAAGTATATATGCCATTATGTCCTCCATTCTTTTCTTGTTAGCAGTCACCCCATGATATGCCAACCCATCACGTAATCTATCAAATGAGGTTATATGCATTAATGGAATAACAAATTCTTGTAACCCATCCATCGGTAATATAAGGTTGAATAACAACACCTCACCGTTATCACCATCTTTAATACGCTTTATCACGAACAAGTCGTTCGCATAAACTAATATGTCTTCTACTACACCATCTACACCCTCTGCGGGCTTACCTTTGCGATATATCCCACCCTTAGCACCACGGAAGTAGGGGAACGGTATCTTAGGAATATCTATTTTAATTTGGTCATCAATTACAATACCTGCAAGACCGGTAGCTTTTGGTTGCAGTTTTAGTACTATTTCTGTAGCCGTTGATTCAGGTACGAACTCACCTAATCTAATAGGCGTGACTATCTGACCTTTATGCTTACAACCAGTACAGTCATTTGGATTATTTAACCCAAACCATTCACATGTGCGGACACCCTCAAACTCAGCGGCTTTGTCTATAGTTGCTTGTGGAGAATAATCGTTGTGACCTTTAGATAGTTTATGTATCGCGGTTTCACCATCTACGCATTTATTGGCAATAGATAACCCTGCGCACCACATATCGTATGACACACCGTTCGGCTTTTCCAGCATGGATTTGATTTGCATGCAACCATCACCCTTAATGCTTCGGATGGCTATGGTAGAAAATTTAGAGTCTTTGTACCCTAGTAGTTGTTTAGTCGCTGTATCTAACGCGATTTTAGCTTTTGGCTTACGCGCCACGATGCCCATCGAAGTACACGCATCACGCAATGGTGATTCAAACTGGGTTAAAGGTATCGGTGCAGGTACAGGTATACCTTCTAGGAACTTAGCATCAACGCCATACTTCGTATTATTAGTACCGACTACACGCAACACACGTGCGCTATCTGCAGGCACTGCAGGGTCAATATATAGGTCTGACTGGATGCATAACTGTTTGAACAAGTCAGCGATAGGTTGCCATTGTTCCGCTGATAACGCAGTATCAAGTATCCAGTATAGATGCCACCCACCACCGGAATCAACCACAGCCGGCATAGGTAACCCATGCTTGTTAATGAACTGACGTGCGATACTTAAGGCTTCGGCTTTATCGGGGTATGCTTTTTTTGCCTCTAACTTTTCAGGGTCATCGCTAATATCAATATCTAAGAAGAACGACTTAATCTCTTGGACGTTGGATTGCTTACGTGACGAATCATCTTTAAATGAACCAATCGCAAAATACGTATTTGTTGTATCTTGGTCAATAGCGTCAATGTGCTTCTGCACATCATCTAGGTTCGATGCAAAGCGTTGGGTAGGCACTTTTGTTGCGGGGTTTATCCCAATGATACAGTATGTACCGCCCCTCGGTACCACCGCATCTATAAACTCTATTGCTTTCATTTTATTCCCCGAGGTTGAAGTAGGGAAAGCAGTACCAATGCACTATCTACGTAATGCCAGTGGTACTACTTTACCGAAGTAAGTTTCTAAGGAGTGTTAGTCTTCCCACTCGTCCAATAAGTCAGTAAGCCCTGCTTTTTCTGCAGGTGCTGATGCTACTTTACTAACTTTAACTGGCTCACTTACTGCTACTACTTCTACATCGGCTTCATCGGTTGCATCATCGCTTTCTTCTACGACTGGCGCAGGTTTGGCTTTTGGTGTTGGTGCGGCAATCGCTACTGCTTTAGGGGCAGGTGCAAACGCATTTTTATTAGCCGCTGTACTATCTGCTTGGAATACGGTCATTGTTACTGCACGAGTTGCCTCAACACTTGTACCTTTTTCTTTACAGATTTCATACTCAGCCTCATCCAAAGGACGGATAGGACTAAAGATTAATTTTGGCGTAGCTGATGCTGTATCGAAACGCATCTCTGTTACTACTGCACCAATAGGAAGGCGCATTTGTACGATTGATTGTACGTATGCTTGTAATGGTAACTTAGCGCCATCAACACCCTTACCGAAAATGCTTGTAGCAGGTAAAGACAATTGATATACATCACCACCCAAGTCACCTTCTAATACGACTGCAACACGTTGGTTATAACGGCAAGCACGTGATTCGCCTGTGCCTGAACCTGCGATATTCTGAGGACATGACATACATGTACTAGCTTGTGGTTCCGATACGTCTGATGCAGGTTTGCTATTATCAGGTGACCAGCATGATGGTGGCTTCGCTTCACCGCCTTCAACGTAAGCGCCTTCGTAATATGTACGACCTAGTGGTGATGAAGCAACGATAACTACGTTCATTGCGCGGTCTTCATTGACCATCAATTCATCACCGTTGACCATCATACGGAATACAGCACCTTTGATTGAAATACGTTTACTACCTGTACCACCGCTACTACCTGCTAAGTTCTTTGTCGTAGCATCAAGCTCGATATCTTGTAGGTATGCCGGTAGTTTGTTCGCAGTAAATAATGCTAAATTATTACTCATTTGATTCTCCTTTAGAAATGTAAGCTACTAATGTCTCTCTTGAAATGCGCCACGCATTACCTACACGTTTAGCGCTGATTTCGCCAGTATCAATTAATTTGTATAACAGTTTTCGTTCAATGCGTAGAAACTCTGCGGCTTCTCTAATCGTTAGTATGTCAGCAGGTTCTTTTAAAACGGTGTATTGCGCTGAAATAATTTCATCGGTCATTTAATTTCCTTTCTTGGCTTATAAAGTCTAATGTCATAGGTGCGGTCACAATTCATTGCAGGTGGTAAGTCTTCAGGATGCTGTTCAATCCATTCTCTCATTGCCGCAGTTGTGATGCGTTGGTGTAGCAGATGCAATGCGTCATGCTCTTTAACATACTGAAGAAATGGTTGCCAGTCACCGCACCAAAACCTATCATTAACAACACG